ATATAAAGTTTGCCTGGGCGGCCGCGGCGGTGCAAAATCCTGGGGAATCGCCCGCGCTTTGCTTATCCTGGGGGCCAAAAGCCCAATGCGGATTTTGTGTGCGCGGGAATTCCAGGCCAGCATCAAGGATTCCGTCCACAAACTGTTATGCGACCAAATCGAGGCCCTGGGCTTGCTGCCCTTTTACGAGATTACGCAAACGTCGATCCGTGGCTTCAACGGTACGGAATTCGCCTTCATCGGCCTGAAGAACAACCCGACCAACATCAAGTCATTCGAAGGTGTGGATATTTGTTGGGTGGAGGAAGCCCAAACCGTCAGCCGGTTGTCCTGGAACATCCTGATTCCGACAATCCGCAAACAAGGCAGCGAGATATGGGTTTCGTTTAACCCTGATTTGGAAACCGACGAAACTTACCAGCGATTTGTCCTGAAGCCACCGCGTGATTGCATCATTATGCGGATTAACTGGTCGGATAACCCTTGGTTCCCCGAAACGTTGAAGTTGGAAAAAGACGCGCTGAAAGAACGCGACCTGAACGCATACAACCAGGTTTGGGAGGGTATGTGCCGCCGGTCGGTGGATGGCGCCATCTTTGGCAATGAAATGCAACAGGCCGAAAACAATGGCCGCTTAACGTCCGTGCCTTACGATCCAACCAAGCCGGTTCACGCGGTTTGCGACCTAGGCTGGTCGGACGCCACCGCCTGGTGGTTCGTTCAATTCATTGGCATGGAAACCAGGTTGATCCGGTACTTTGAGGGCAGCCAGCGCACCATGACTTCGTACCTGGCACAACTTCAAACGTTTGGCTATGTGTACGACACCATTTGGCTGCCGCACGATGCCGAAAACAAAACCTTGGCCGCAGCCGGTCGCACGATTGAAGACATTGTGCGAAGTGCCGGATTTAAGACCAGCATCATGCCGCGGGTTCCGGTGGTCGATTCGATCAACGCGGCCCGCACCATTTTCCCGAACCTTTGGTTTGACCGCGAGAATTGCGCCGATGGCCTGAATTGCCTTCGCCATTACCGTTATGAGGTCGATGCCGAAACCGGACAGTTTGGCAAATCACCATTGCACGATCAATATTCCCACGGCGCCGACGCATTCCGATACATTGCGTTGATGATTAAAGAACCAACATCACGCAAAAAGCAGCGATTAGTTGCCGAAGGCGCCGGTTGGATGGGATAATTTTAAAAAATAAGGGGCGAATATGTCAGATTACCAAGATCAATCAAGTGATCCACGCATCCAGGACGCAATTAAGTTTTTGCGCCTGGTTGGTGAAGCCGATTCAATGAACCGTTCATCGGCCCTTCAGGATTTGAAATTTGCCGCGGGCGATCAATGGCCGGTCGAGATTCAAAACAGCCGCAACCTTGAAGCCCGCCCGTGCCTGACGATCAACAAGATCGACGCATATTGCCGCCAGGTCGAGAATCAGCAGCGCCAACAGCGCCCCAGGATCAAGGTTCACCCCGTCAACAATGAAGGCGATTTGAAGGTCGCCCAGGTGATTGAAGGCATTACCCGTCACATTGAGGTCAACAGCAACGCCGACACCGCTTACGACACCGCGTTCGCCTACGCCGTGCGGATGGGTTGGGGTTACTGGCGCGTGGTGACCGATTACGTCAGCGAAAATTCGTTTGACCAGGAAATCTACATTGAACCAATCGACGATCCGTTTTCCGTTTATTTCGATCCCAACAGCGTGGCGCCCGATGGTTCCGACGCCGAAAAATGCCTGGTGGCCAGCGTAATCCCCAAACACGTATTCCGGCAAATGTACCCAGGCGCCGACGATGGCGTTGGATTCCAGCCCCGTGCGACCGGTGACAGCAGCGCCGAATGGGTGACAAAGGAAGACATACGGATTGCCGAATACTTCTACATTGACCGCAAAAAAGTTGACCTGGTGATGCTGTCCGATGGGACAAAGGATTGGGCTGACAAACTGCCACCCAAACAAGTGCTGGACGACGCTGGCGTTGTGGAAGTTGAACGCCGTTCGTCCTACCGCAAGGTGGTTAAGTGGTGCAAATTGACCGCAATGGAAATCCTGGAAGAAAAAGAATGGGCCGGTAAATATATTCCGATCATTCCATGCTACGGCGCCCAAGTGACCATTGAAGGCAAGCGCAAAAAATACGGCTTGGTTCGCAACGCCAAAGACCCGCAGCGGATGTTTAACTTTTGGCGCACCAGCCTGACCGAATCCATTGCGCTGGCGCCTAAAGCCAAATGGTTGATGGCTGAAGGCCAGGACGAAGGCCACGAAAACGAATGGGCATTGGCCAACATCAAGTCAACGCCGGTTTTGCGTTACAAACAAACCGACATTGAAGGGCGCGTGGTTCCGCAGCCGCCGCAGCGTTTGCAGCCTGAACCGCCACCCGCGGGCATCATGGAAGCGGCCAGCGAAGTTGGCCAGGACTTGCAAACCGTGTTAGGAATCTTTGATCCAGCGCAGCAAATGTTGGGCAACGTGTCGGGCAAAGCCTTGCAAGGCCAGCAACAGCAAGTGGATATGTCGAACTTCCACTTCTACGACAACATGACGCGTTCGATTAAGCACACCGGCAAAATCATCCTGGACTTAATCCCCAAGATTTACGACACCAAACGCGTGTTACGAATCATTGGTGTGGACGGTAAACCCGACCTGACAACCCTGAACGACCTTCAGGCCACCGGCGAAGTGCTGAACGACGTTACCGTTGGGCTTTACGACGTGGTGATGGATACCGGCCCAGGCTACAACAGCAAGCGAATGGAAGCCGTGGAAGCCATGATGCCAATGATGGCGCAAAGCGAGATTTTCCAAGTGGCTGGCGATTTATTGTTCAGAAACATGGATTTCCCTGGCGCCGACGTTATCGCCGACCGCCTGGCTGCCATGAACCCGCTGGCCAAGATTGACGAAAAATCACCAATCCCGCCGCAAGTGCAAATGAAAATGATGCAATTGCAAAAGATGGTGGAAGATCAACAGCAGCAAATGCAAATGATGGGCCTAGACATAAAGTATGGCATGACCAAAGAAGGTGTGCGCCAGGAAGGCGAAACCCGCCGCGAACTTATCAAAGGTATTGCCAGGGCGCACAACACCGAAACAAATGCCGAAGTCAAGGTCAACGATCAAAACACCAGGTCAATCACTAGCCAAAACAAAACGGAAATTGAAGCGATTGTCAAATTGTTGTTGGCCAATATGTCGCCAGGTGACCTGGTGCGGAAAATTGACCAAATGAACGCCGAACAATATGCTTATTCTGAAGTGGCGGCCCAAGATATTCACCAAGGTTCAAGCCCGTTTATTGGGCAAATGGATATGGCGTCGGGGATTCCTGGCCAAGCGCCGCAAATGCCGCAGCAGCAGCCCCAAATGGCGCCTGGAATGCAGCCGCCGATGGGAATGCCGCAATAGTTGACAATACAAATGATTTGGGTTCACAATTGACCAAAACCTACCAATGGGTTTTCATTGGGTTGATTCGTAGGGATACGTATGTCCGAAGTGCAAGAACGCGTCGCCGGTAACCTGGTGACGAGTGACAATTTAGCGGAATTCACCGCCCGTAAACTTGGATTAGTTGACGCGAAGCCGGAAGACACCGCGGCGCCAGCAGCCGATGGGGAAACTCACGCTGCCGACGAGCCGGAAACCAAGGCCGATCAGAGTGATTCAGACGGGGAAGGGAATGAGGCGACCGTAGAAGACGATCAAAAGGAACGCAAGGCGAACCCGAAGATCGAAAGGCGCTTTTCAGAGATAACCAAACAACGCGAGGCCGCCAAGGCCGAAGCCCAAAGGGAACGCGAAGCAAGGGAATCATTGGAAGCCAGGCTGAAGGAACTGGAAAACAAAGGCAACCCCCAGGCGAAAGCCCAGGACGACTTTGGGCCGGAACCCAAGCCTGAAGAATTCAACGATATGTTCGAATACGCGAAAGCGTTGGCTGAATATACCGCTGATAAAAGAATGATGGAACGGGATAGGCAAGTTGAAGACCGCAAGGCCGCGGAAGCCAGGCAAACATTTGAAAAAGCCTGGGCTGACCGCGTGAATACAGCGCGAAGCACATTGCCGGATTTCGACGACATGGTTCAATCAAGCGACGTATCAATATCTGATCCGGTGCGCGACGCGATCATGGATAGTGATGTAGGCCCACAAATCCTTTATCACTTGGCCGAAAACCCCGACTTTGCCAGGAAACTTGGCGAAGGTTCAGTCATTCAAGCCCTTCGACAAATCGGCAGACTTGAGGTGCAGTTTGAGAAAACCGCCCCCAAAGCCAGCGCCCCCGATGTGAAATCGACCGCGGTGAAATCAAAAGCGCCAGCGCCAATCAGCCCGATTCGCGGCGCCGTTTCCAAGACGGACAACAACGTGGATGCCGACGGCAATTTCCACGGTACATTTGCCCAATGGAAAGCGGCCCGCCAAAACAGGCAGATTCGCTGACAATTAAACCCTTTTCAATTAGGAAAAAAAAATGTCTGGAAATAATTTACTGACGATTTCAAAAATCACCAATGAAGCATTGATGGTTTTAGAAAACGAATTGACGTTCACAAATAACGTCACCCGCGAATACGACGACCAATTTGCTGTCACCGGCGCAAAAATCGGTAACACTTTGAACGTCCGTCGTCCTGGCCGATTTATCGGCACAACTGGCCCCGCCCTGAACGTTGAAGACTTCAACGAAACTTCCGTGCCAGTTACTTTGTCCACCCAATTCCACGTCGATACACAATTCACGACCCAGGATTTGGCTTTGTCTTTGGATATGTTCAGCGACCGCGTGTTGAA